CTTTTAAAGTCATAAATGCTTGGACTGTCTAGTTTTAAATACTTAACATCAGAATGAAAATCTTCATGTCTTAATTACTATCAATTTTTGAGTGCTTATATTCAAAGTATGGAACAAACGAACAACGACAATTTGGGTGTATTGGAATGTCAATATCTTCTACTTTAAATATTTTTCCGTCTTTTGGTAGACAAATCTTGCACGCTGTTGGCTCCGCTATCCATTTACCCTTTGTGTAGCCTTGGTCTTTGTATAACAATTGTTTATATTCTGTGGATATCCTTGCTGATTCTGTTCTTGCTAATCTTTGTGCTACATATTTAGCATTAGAAACGCTTTTATTAAGATATGGTCTTAACTTACTAGCTAACTGGTTAGGGTTCATTCCTTGAATTAAAGAACGGTTGATGATGTTAGTTACATCGCTAACCATGGCATCACTGTTAACCCATAACCGTTCTGACCACTTAGCGCCTTGGTATGATCCATCGATTAGCGCTTGCCCTCTCAAGTCAATTCTTTCGGGTATTGTCATACCTAACAAGCCTGCTTGATGTTTATGTTCGTTTAAAATATCATTCTCAAGTTTATCTCTGATAATACCTTCGGTGTCATTCATAACACTGGCAGCACTCAAACCAACTTTTGAGGCTAGTGCTTGCTGTCTATTAATTCTCATAGTAGCGTTGTATAGCTTTAATCTCTCATTAGCTTCTTTTGAAAAGTCTTTAGCTTCAACTAGCTTCTTAGCCTCTTTTTCGAACGCTTTAACATCAAAGTTGGAAACTTTCTTCTTAGCCTCCGCCATCGTTATATTTTGTGACTTAGCGTAGTTGACATAAAAACTTTGAATATCCTTGTACAAACTAACTTCTAACTCGTCAAACTTAGTTTCCAACAGCTTATCCATATCAGCGTCTGCATGAATATTTTTCTCTATCCATTCGCGTTCACGCTTTTTCCAATAATTAGATTTAACCATAGCTATTCGGCTTTCTCATCGGTTGTGTCTTCGTTTTGATTGCTGCTGGTATTATTGCCTCGCTTTTGAAAGTCGTATTCTAATCCGCTGTTAGCCTTAGCGTCATCAGCTTCTTGTTTAGCTTCTTCACGCATCTTTTTAATTTCTTCTTGTGGATCCTTAACAATAGATAGCTCACTTAATTGTGTTTCTTTTGAAACTTGACCAGCTAATGTAGCGGCTACTTGAGCCTCTTCTGCGTTGTTATTTGGTAAATTGCGAACAAATGTAAAGCTAATATCTTTTCCAAGCCTATCGGTGCCAAAGCTTTGAATTGTGCCCACAATATCGAATAAGGCTCTTAGTTGCTTTGTGAACTTACGTTCCTTATTAGAAGTTAGATTTCGCATCGATAATAGTTGATATTCCAACGATCTTCCACTTGTAGCATTACCAAAAATCTTATCGTTAATGTTTGCGACCATGCTTATTTGAAAAATGTGGTTTGTGGTTCGCTCAATCATGTTTTCCTGTGTTTCATCTGCATTAGGCTTTTCTAAAAATTTAATATCAATCGGTGTGTCTCCACCGTTATTCCAAAGATTAATGATACGGCTACTCTTAATATCTCCAATTTGATCTTCATCTAGCTTAGCACCAGTTATTGACAGATAAGCGTCGGCGAAGTAGTCAACATCATCAGCTTTTTGCGACATTAGTTTATTAAGCTCATCAATTTCTGTTTCGACGCCGTCTGTGATAGCCATTCTTTCTGTGTTATCAAAGAACTCAACGGCTGGAACGTGTCCTTTATAAACCAAGGGATGTTGTTCAATTATTTTCAAATCGCCTTGGATAATAAAATCTTGATAAGCTGAACTTGTGTAAATCGTTCCTAAAATATTACCATCGTTATTTTTTCCATATCTAACGAACGCCAATGGCTTGTTTTTGATAGTGTCGTCATAAATCATAAACGATTCACTGGGGCGCATAACAGCCATATTGGTGTTACTGTCCTCATCTTGATAGACAAGCATATAAGAACGTCCGTAGATACTTGACTGCTTAGCTAATTCATTAAGCTCGTCTACAAACGAGTTGTCATTCAGCCATTCTTGAAATGCAGCATTTTTATCCTTATCATCTATCTTTAATGTTGGAGGAATCCCAACAAAGAAACCATTCAATGTATCAACAAGATATTTAGGCATATCTACGATTAAATTGTTTTTCTTTAGCAACGATTGCGATTCAGTGGTGTTTTTAGGTGCTTTTCCCTTGTACCTATCTAGTTTTTTTTGATACTTATCAGCCATATTTTGGCGGTGGTAATTGATAAATTCCAATAGGTCCTTATTGGTTAGCTCTAAATCTTTAGGAAAGATAAAGATGTCATTATCTTCTCTGATACTTCCATTAGTAAACTGTCCCATTGTCTACCTCCTTTTAAAATAATCCATTTCTAAATGTTTGTACTTTCGCCATTCTGTCGGCTACTACCATATATACAAAGTAGCGCATAGCGTCCATAGCATGATCGTGCTGTTTAACCGGCTTATCTTCCCCGTGCTCGGCAGCTTTAGCATCCCACACATAAGAAGCGAACTCTTTAAATAAATTGGTTAGATTGCTGTTGAATTTAATCTTCCCGAGGTTCATAGCCGATTGTGTTTCACGAATGCCATCAACGACATCATTATCAGCCTTAACCACTTCATAATTCCTTTGTCTTAATTTAGTTATAAAAGACGCTGCAGACGGGTCGATTATGATTGTTGCTTCGATACCATCTAAGAAGTTATCTAAAGCATTAGCATATTCGTCATCAGTACGTTGCTTCTGCTTTGTACGTCCTGAATAATAATACTCTTTGATACAGTACCAAGTGCCTTTATATTTTCCCCACAATAAAAATACCGTCGGATTAAGTGTGCCGTAATCACAGCTTACATAATACTGCTCAAATTGCCAGTTATCGGGTAGCTTAGCAACCATTGTGTTTTTATCGAAGTTCTCATATATAACACCTTCTGACAATACCCACAAGCCTAAGATATAGCGTTCATAAAATGTGCCACTAAAAGTTTTTTCATAACGATCTCTAACGTTTTGAGTAAGCGAAGGGTTGTCGTCCATCGTGAAGTGGATATGTAAGGCATTCTTTTCGTCTACCATATCAATCCAATGGAGTTTAAACCAATGATAAGGGCCTTCTGGGTTACAGTTGAACCATAACTTTGAGCCGTCAACAGAACATCTAGCAACGGCTTGATTAACAAACGATTCTGGCATTAAGGCTACTTCATCAAAGAAGAAGCCTGCAAGTGTGATACCTTGTACCAAGTCTTGTGATGCTTCATCTTTACCGCCAAAAACGTAGTAGTAATTAGTAATACCGTTCTTACTAATTTTTAGTAGGTTGTCTGTTCTCCGTTCTTTAACGTTGTAACCACGGCCAACTAACATCTTGATCAAAGGCTTAATCACGTTTCTCCTCAACGATCCAATTGTTTTACCAGCTATACCGAATTGCTCGTCATTAAATTCATTCATTGACCATAAAACATAAGATAGTGACATTATCAACGTTTTACCTGCACGAACTGAACCGTCACAAATAATTGCATCGTAATTCTTAGTCTTTGAATAGTTCCACCAACTCAATACTTGCAACTGTTTTCTGGAGAATGATTTAAAGTGAAACAAATTAATCTTCATCGTCATCATCCTTCCAAATGTCCTTTGACGAATCCTTAATTGCCTCAATAAATCCATCATCTTGAATACTATCTTCGCCACCAATTAGGGCTTCTTCTTGAGCTTTAGTAATCTTAGCTTTAGATTCGGCGACGTCAGCGTCAGCAACAGCCTTACGATATTGAACTTTCATCATCTCATCATTTTCGGGATGTCGTTTCAATATCTCTTTAGCTGCGGCAAGTTTAACTTTCAAGTTGGCCGGAACTTCGGTTTGATATACACCGCTAGGAGTTCCTGTTACAATCGTTTCTAACTCTTTACCTCTAGCTATACGGGTAATCAATTCTAAAGCTTCTTGGGCGTCCATAATCTTATCTGACGCTATTTCAGCCATTCTTCCCTCAATATATTGCTTAACGTTAGCTTTTGCTAGCAGTCTACTTGAGTTTGCTCTAATAACACGGTCATTAGTAGTTTTATAACCTGCCTCACGATATGCTTGCGAAGCATTTCCACTTTTAATGTAATTATCGGCAAACTCTTTTTGGTTTTTCGTTAATTCTTTCATTACATGGCACCTACCTCCTTTAAAATTTAGGTAAACAAAAAGACCAGCCACAATTGACTGATCTAAAATTAATACGTGGATATCCGGAATCGAACCGAATTGCTAAGTCTTAATAAGTTGGTATTCAAAAAAAGGAATGTCTACAATTATTATGTAATGATCCAAAGGGAGAATTTTTTTTGCTTAACAGTAGCCATGCATCCACATAGCATGACCAGCTTTATCATCACTGATCATATGAGGGTTAAAACAGCTGTTTAACGTCCGCCAAGACGGTTATCTGTTGTGGACCTTGGTTGAATGGGTGTCCTTCCCATGTTTGCTCCTTTTGTGTATCGGAGGAGTAACCGCATGTATCTATAGCCAGGCATGGAATCGAACCACACACCACCGTTTTTACAGCGTTACCCTTTGCGCCACTGACTACCGGTATATGAATCAGCATCGCTACCCCATTCATACACTCGTTGTTGTTTTTTTAAGAAAAAGAATTAATTACACTCTTTCTTTTATATTTGTGGAAGTTGTTTCCACAATGTGAGAAATAGGTGTCGAACCTAATATCGGTGTGAGCAATTATATCTATTGCTTTATCTCTGCCGATTCGCCCATGCGTTCTCACAAGAGTAAGACGTTTTCCACGCGTCCTACGTTGTCGTTAAAAAGTTTGAGGGACATATCTTGTTTTTTTATTTAGATGGTCAGCATCTCTGCCAATCATCTATACTACTAATTTAACTCTTAAATAGGGTCTGTGCGTACACAATTAGTACGGTTTAATAAGGATCATATAGTCCCAGTTCTTTTGCGATTCTTCTAATCAATTTAGACTTCTTTTGGAACGCTTGAGTACGTCTGCAATATATTAGTTTGTCTTCAATCAATCCATCCATTTGATACTTTGGGTGTTTCTTAAAATATAATTCTTCAGCGAT